TCCCTAAAATGACGAAGTTTTGTTAAAGTAGGTCCATCATCAGATTCTCCGCGATGTTCTACTATAGCAGTTGTTAAAAAACATCCTGAGTTTTCTCCATTACTATCTGTCTGTTTATTACCACCATACTTTGTTCTAATATCGTCTGCGTTATCCCTATTAAATGCATCTACAGCATCTTGTCCAGTTCTATGAGTTTTACCCTGTTTATCTGTATAACCATCCCGACTATTAGCAGCTCTTCTTGCAGCAGCCCTTTCACCAGCACGTTTAGCACCAGCAGCCTGATCATCAGCTCTGTTTTGATTATATGCATCTGCTTGAGTACGCATAACCTGACCTCTAGCAGTAATTCTTTCGGACTGCCTACCTATATTAACATACTTTTCATATGTTTCATTAGTTGGACCAGTTTGGTTCCAGCTTACATTTTTTTTAGGTTGCCCTGCCCACTTAGTTTTTGCTAGACCTAATCTTGCATCTTGAGCTAATTCTGCTGCACTTTTTACTCCTTGTTGATTTTCTGCTATTATAGCATCTGCTGTAATAGCTTTTTGGTTAAGGCCTAGTTTTTTAAATCTTGCGTCTATATCGGGTGCAACAAGTCCCATTGCTTGTTTAAAAAAACTTGGATTTTGATCTGCAGTAATTTTTAGTTCTTTCTTTAACGCATCATAAGCTGATTTAATTGCTGCGTTTTTTGATTTGGGTGGATCAGGTTTATACCCTACAGTTGCACCAGTAGCATTAATATCTTTACCAGTATACTGAGACTCCAATACTTTTAAAGAAAGTTGGGCATCAGCTATGTTTTGTTGGTTTTTATTTATTCCATAGGCTTGTCCTGCTATTAGACCAGCAGCAGGTCCAGCAATTGTACCTACACCAACGCCAATTAAAGCTTGTCCAATTCTGCCAAGAAGAGAAGGTTTATTTTTAGCTAACTCCCCAGAAGCATAAGCTCCTATTTTTTTATAACGATCTAAATCTGTTTCATCTGCTAAAGTTTTTGCATAATCAAATTCTTCTGCTGCACTAGTACCAAATCCAAAAGAGGGAAGATTAAATCCACCTGAACTAGAAGCCGTAATAATATTACCATCTTTATCAATAGGTTGTCCCAAATCATTTAACTTTGCACCCTCAAACCTTTGATTTTCTTGTACAGTATCTGTTCTATCTGGATTACTTGTAGTTAATCCCTCCAAAGACTGTTGAGGTTGTCCATTAATAAACATTATAGAAACAGGATTACCGTATCTATCGTAATAAGTTCTTACGTATGAACCAGTACTAGGAACACCCGGAGTAACAGGAGCAACAGGTTCAGGTGGTTTAACAACAGTAGGTGTTTTAAAAGGGTCTCCATACCCGTACCCACCACCAAAACTAGAGCCTACTCCTCCTCCAACATAATATCCGGGAACTAAACCTCCTACGGCCATACGAACGCCATTTTCATCTTCTACTTCTAACTCAGACACATCAAAAGGCAAAAACATTTCTGAAGTAGGCTCACCACCTATTCTACCATCTTCATCCATCTGTTGCAAGCCCTGTTTTGCTTTTGTACGAAGATTTTCAAAAAACTTTACACCGTAATAACGAACAACATCAGCAGGAACAACATACTCACCCTCACTAAGTTTAGCATCAATGTCATCCCGTACTTCCTCTGGTAGAGAACCGGGAGGTACATCATTACCTGATACTGGGTCTATTGTTTCATCTGCATTTTCCATAAAAGCCATTTCTGTTTGATCTTTAGCCATTTGCATTAACCTTTAGTCTAAGTTGCTTTAGTGCATTCAAGGCATGTACCTGACCTTGCAGCCTATACATTACATGCTCTTCGTCTGACTGAGAAAACATTTTGTAACTTGCCTGAATACGCTCATCTAGTTCTGCTTCAAAAGCATCCCATGCTTCTTTGTTGTTTACCAGTAGTTTTAAACTCACTGCATTGGTCCTTTATTAGCTGAGAAGCCCTGTTCTCCCGGTGTAGGCACCGAGCCTGTTCCTATGGTACCCCCACCGCTACCTTGGGTGTCTTGTACCTGTGCCCCCGCTGGTGGCTTCTGTGGACCTGCCTGTGGTGGTCCTGCTTGTGGTTTAGGTGGCTCTGGATTCTCTGCTTGGAACTTTTTAAGTATCTCAGCCTGTACTGCAGCATCACCCATGTTATTAACCAGCTTGTCAGGATCAAGGTCCATAGACTTAGCAATCTCACGTATAATGTAATCCATCTTAGCAAAAGGAGCTAGTACAGGATTCTGTACCACACCAAGGAATTGCATTAAACGTTGACTACGTACTTCGTTAGCCATCAGGCTTTCAGTACCACGTGCTTTAATTTCAAGATCACCTTTGATATCTTCATCAAAGTTAAACTGCATATTAAAACTAAAGAATGCTTTACCTAATGGACCTAGGAGATAATCATCTACATTCTTAACTACATTCCGTATAGAACCATTAGCAGCAGACATGAGCATACTAATGCCAGAAGCTGTACGTCCGACACCTTGAACTCCTGTCTGACCATGAGCGAAGCTAGGAAAACCCGTAGATTCATCAGCTAGAACTCTGGCCTTGTCAAACATCTGCATGTTTTCGTTAGATACGTTGGGGAACTTGGTGCCAAAGATTGCTTGTCCCGGCGCACCCCCTTGACGTCTAAAGACTTTTCCGGGGTACACACTTAAGTCTTGTCCCGGAACTAGGTTAGTTTCATCTACTTCTATTACCATATTGCCTGACAGTGCAGCATTATCTACAGCCATGCGCATAAACCCATTCATTAGGGTCTGTGTGTCATCCATGTTTTCAGCAATACCTACACCAAACAAGCTGTAAGGATTTAGCTCATAAGGAACAGCGTAGTATGGAATAGTAGAAGGAGTAAAAGGATTCATAACCAAACGTAACACTTGGTTGTTACAAGTCCAAATGTTTACGCTAACTTGATCTAAGTTTTTCATTTCTTTTGGCACATCAATATCATGATCTTTTAACATTTCTGTGTCAATCATACCCCAAAACTCAAAAACCTCAAAACGTTCTGCTCTTGCTTCTTGAGTATCATCTTCCATTACTTGCTCCCACCACTCTTTTGTATAGTTTTCACCATAAGAGATAGCAGTATCAATAGCATTCTTTCTAAAGAAAGGTCTGCGTTTTAAACCACGCATTTTACTACGAGACATTTTGTGACGTTCAATTACAAACTCTGCCTCGTCCATATTGGCAGCATCTGGGTCAGGGTAGAAGTTCCAGATAGAAACACTGGCTGTATGAGGAACTGTTTTAATACTAGGTGAGTACTCACCAGAATCAGACCAGCTAGGATATTCTTTATCTACAGCAAATGGTCCTTTCATAACACCTGTACCAAACAAAGCAGCTTCAAATGCAGCTACACGTAGTTGTTTATTAGCATTAGACTCTTCTAACTGATCGTGTATTCTTTTTTCCATTTTTTTAGCTGCAATCATTGCAGGATGAAAAGTAATTTCAGTAGCAGTTTTTCCCGGACCTTCTTTTAAATCGTCTGTTACAGGAGCTAACTTGTTTTGTAATCCCGCAAGACGTTCTTGCAGTTGAGGTGTAGTTTCTCCCGGTTTTAACTTCATATCTTCGGGAGAAGCTTCTAAAGCTTTTTTAAGTTTGTCATCAGACTCAAAGTGTACTGATTCTTCTACACCTTCGGGCAAAGTAGTAGGATCAACACTAATAGGAAAACGATGATTTCCAAATAGTACTTCTACAATCTGTCCATATGCGGCAAGAACTTTTGTCTTAGTAACCTTAATAAATACCTGAGACTTTTCTGTAGAAGTAAATTGTACATCAGAGCTATAAATACCTCTGTAGTTTTGATAAGATTTTAACCAACGATTTTCTTCTGTTTCCCTAGCATCAGATGCTTTTCTATATTTACTTTGAACATAGTTAAAGATATTGCCAGATTTAGGGTCGCTATATGCAGAATCTTTTACATCCTCAATAGCTGAAGATTGCTCAGACTCCATAGCGTTTTCAATATAGTCTTCTTCCATTATTTTTCCTTAATATCCAAATGTAGGGTCTGCTGCTTGAAACCCACTGTTTTGTGTAGATGGATCAAAATCAAATAGACTGCTCCTTGGTCGTGTCATTATACCGTAACGTAGTGCATCGTACAAGTGGTCTTCTGCATGTGTATCCACATCTTCAGGGTTGTTTTTGTCTAAAGGCAAAGCTGGTATTTGACTTATTACATTACTGCAACTGTTAAAAAATACTAACCTAGGTTCTTCTGTAAAGTCATCTACCTGTAAACGCCTGTGTAGTTCGTTTTTACCAGCTACTCTAGAGCCTCTTGATCTGTCCGAGGGTCTCCACCTACAACCCTTCATAATCATTTGTTCAGCAAGAGATGGGCCAGTATCACCACGATTATGCCACAAAGAAGAGTCCAAAACTCCATACCTAATTTTTTCACCTTCTTCTGCTTCTAAGATCATATCAGCTAGGTCAGTAGCTATGACCTTTGAGCAGTACATTTCTCTGTAGACTACAAGCTGTTCATCAGGTGCTACAGCAAACCACACTACTCCTGTGTAAGAACCATAACCATAGTCACAAGCCCTAAACTTTGCCCAGCTACTAGGTATCTCATAAGGCTCTACTACGTGTATGTTACGATTCCATTCAGGAAAAGCAGCACCTTCATTTACATCCCAGTTACCTTCAAGCAGTTGCTTACGTTGATGCTCAGGTAAAGACAGTAAGTTAGCTTCATACATACCATCATCAGCAAGATAAGGATTGTCAAACAAAGTAGCAGGAATAAACCTACGTTTAAATAAAGGCTCACCTTCTCTTGAGTGTCCTTTAGGCCAAGCTATAACTTCTTGTGTTTCTGGATCAGTAGCGTCAAAGCTAGTATTATGCGGTGCAGGGTCTACAAAAGTTTTCTTAACCCATTGATGACCTGCACCTCCGGGGTTTGTAGTTCCCCTTTGATAAAGATCAAGTCCACTGTTCTTAGTAGTACGTAGTCGTGACCTCATATAATTCCAAGCAAAAGGTGTAGGCCATTGGGTAAGTTCGTCAAAACCAATCCAGTTAAAAGCTTGTCCTTGATACCTAGAAACATCATCATCCCTATCTAAATAACTTAACCATAAAGACGCACCAGAAGGAGCTATCCAAGTCTTTTCTCTTTCTAAAAACTTAATTCCCGGAATTGCTCTGGGATATAGTTGCTTTGAAACAGATATAAGTTCTCTTAGTTCCTCTGTACTTCTACGGACTAGAAGTTTATTAGACAAAGGATTGTTAAAATACCTAACAGGATCAGCCAACATAGCAAAAGACTTGCCCCCACCTGCTGCTCCTCCATATAAAACCTCTTGTTCTGAAGCTGAAAGAAAGTCTGTTTGAGGGCCGGGATTAGCCTCAAAGATAACTTCTTGAGCCTTTTCTATTTCAATCGGCTCTGGCAGTACTGTCGCTGGAACTGTCTTCGGTTTCTTTTCTAATTGAACCGAATCTTTCTTCTTCAAGACGCCTCGCTTTTGCTTCCGCTTCTTTGTAGCGCTGGGCGTAGTACCGTGCATTTTCAGCGTCTGTCTTACGTTTTCGCTCAAGTTTTACTCTTTTCATTAGTCCGACATGAGAGATTGACCTGCCAGTTTGTTCGCTTAACCAAATTGCAACATCCCTATAGCTATATTGCTTAAGATGTTTCTTTGCTAGTTCCAGTGTTTCTAGTTCCTCAGTTAGAGGTAGTAGTATGTCTTCATCGTTAGGGTCTTGCTCGTAACCAAAAGGCACTACCCTGCCTACACGGACGACAGGAAACCATTGAAGACCACTACTTAGTTTCTCTGGTGGAGGTAGCCTCCAAGTCTTATTAGTTTTCATTTTTAGCTGGTAAAATAAATAAAGGACTTTCAGCCTTTACTTCTATCTTATCTGTTTTTACAAATCCTGCACGGTCTAAAAAATCCTTAGCTACTGCTATTTTTTCTTTATTGCCTAACTGTGTAGGATCATTAAATACTTCCATCATACCATATGCAACACGTGTACCAGAGGAAGCAATGTAGCGTTTAGTAGCTTCATAGATTTCATCCTGAAGCACACCTGTAATGCTTGTAGAAGATACAGAATCTGCATAACCAGCAAGACGTTTAGCCTCTACAGGATTACCCTTAGCTTC